CCTCGAACTTTGCATCCTCGGCCTGAACCGCGGATGAATCTTCGTGTCCAATCGGAGCTTGCACTAGTCTAAATTAATAAACGAGATCGGCGGGGACGGTGGAGTTGCACCACTTTGTACCTTCGTGTCAAATGAAGGCTAAGAGTTCTCCTCTTAACTGCCGTTGTATTACTCTTTGGACTAATCAATCACAGCAGACGTGATTGTTAGGTGGGCGTCGCGTGCCCACAATTTATTTAACATGACCAATGGTCCTCTTCATTACCTCATTCGAATTATAAACAAACAATTATTTTGTATTTTCTTTCTTGGTTATTAACCTTATATATTTTGTAGTGGTTTTGGTGACTTGCGTCTTTATTATTATTAATGTAAAGTTAAGGTAATCTCAGACAGGTGGAGCATTAGTCTCAACCCTAGATGTACTGCGATATGGTCTTGCTCGTAAGGTTAACGATCCCAGCGACGTCGCCGACTGGTCCTGGCACGACTTTGAGTGCACCACTAATCCTGCGGACCCAATCATTAAAGCGGGTCCAGAATCCTGCATTGTCGTAAAACGGCACTGCAGTTGGTGTCTCATGTAAGAAGCGCCGAACTAGTTGTAGGGCAACGGGGTCACATGGGGGTGATAGCCTAGAGTACTCATAAAGCAGACTAGAAGGGGAAACTTGATACTCAACACATGCCCAAGTACGTATGAGGGCTGAGTTTGAGGCGGTTGAATATGGCATCCTGATGAAAACAGCATCCTGACACCCAACACCGACAAAGTTATTGGCGCCTCCGAACGTTAGTGCGGTCGAGGCAGCATCCATATAAGCTAAGATCTGGGCTGGGGCAGAAGCACGCATCGTGGAAGTGAAATTGATTGCCGCATTACAACAAGTGGTCACAGCATATGCACCATTATTAAATGGCAACACGGACTGGGGCTTTGTTGAGTTCATGGCATCCATACCAGTAACGGTATAGTAGTTAACTCCTGAAGGTTGGATCATACCAATTGATCCAGTGACAGGAGATTTCCAAACTTCAATTGCACCTCCCCACGACATAGCATTGACAGTTGGGACTATCTCAATGACATTACTGGCGTATCTAAAAGCAGACACGACAGATTGCTCATCACCCGTTGGGAACAGGGTGGTGAAGTCAGAGTAGTACACCGGGGTCAATGTGATTGCTGCGGTGGATGATGTGGCTCGAGAACCGTACCAATAAGCTACCCCGGGGGTAGGCAATAACACAATGTATGCGTCATTACCGGCTGTGGGGGTGGCCATATTGGACACGGCTTGGTGTTTCTTGACTATGATACGACCATCATAGTCATCAGGGATACCTTGGAACGAATCAACTTCAAAATCATTTGGTGAGGTGACACATTTCATGTAGGCAAGACCGGCTGGGGTGATAGGAGTACCAACAGTACTTGGTACGCTACGACGTCGTCGACTCCGTGGCACTGCTTGCATCTGAACCTGTTTGGGTTGCAGAGCCTGAGTTGGTGCTGGGAGGGGACGTCTTTTGGTCACGGCTAGTCTTCTTCTTTGGTTTCGCGTTAGGTTTGGCATTAGTAGTTTTGTTCGGATAGTGTTTTACGTTATCGGAACCTCTAGCTGGGGGGCTACTGCCGCAGTATATGTTACCTTGAAACATAGTAGGGTAAGTGAAGTTCTTGCGAACCCCATCCACATTTATCACGTGGCTCGGGAAATCAGAGAACGTCTTGGAGCTCTTAAAAGCTTGCTCTATTTTCTCTAATTTGGCGACCTCAATGTGTAACCTGTCCGCCACATATCCCATTAATTGGTCATATGAAGCGTCGCAGGGCATGAGGCCACTTTGCTCGAGCATCATGGTAGTTATGAAACCGTTGATGTTCCTGGCTGCTTTATCATACTTGCGTTCCACACCTGTTTTTCCTAAACCACGTAAAATTCGTAGAACAGCATTTGACATGGTACCCACAATTGGAACATTAGGGTACATCTTAGCAAAAGCCTCGAATTTCCGGAAAGCTGCTTCCGCAGCAGGTATGTTATCACCAGTGGCGATAGAGCTACATTTTCGCACAAACCTGATTGGATCATAGGAGTATACACCATGATCAAATCGCACCAACCCTAAGAAAGAAACGGGTTGGCCCAAAGGTATCGTGGTTGCTTTTACTATAAATCCAAGTAAAGCACCCACCTCCTTAGCTGCTGTTGGGTCCAGGTCCGGATGGAGACCATCATCTCCCCCCACGCACCCGACATGCTGCAGTGCTTGTACTACACTGCACTTACGTACATACATAACAACGCAAGTACAATAAAACAGGTTCTCAACGGTATTGAATAATGATGTAAAATATTCTCCGGATCTCCTTGAGACACCCATATAAATAGAGTGACCCATAAGTTTCTTTGACTTGGGTTCTGCATATAACTTTGCATGCCAGGTTCTCCACATGGGATGGAACTCCTTTGAAAAGAATTCCAGACCTAGCTCCAATTCGAACCTCCTGAACCACATGTTGATCGTAGCATCCATCTTGCTAAAGTCCGTCTCTGTGAGATTTTCTTTAGCCAAACCCACAGTCCTCTCAAACAACATCTCTAACTTAGCAGGGGCCACAAACCCATAATGGTCCGATATTCTGGACTTTATATAGGCTGATAGTGGCTCACCAAACATTCTACTAAATACCCTGAGATGATCATCAGGGTTAGATATTATTCTGGGGGCTGAGGCTGGATCCATTGACTCCGTCTTAAGAAATATCTTAATTGACTTTGCAAGATT